TCTAGATGCTGTCCTGTGAATCGCGCAATATTCATGCAGCAAGGCCCATTGCGGTGACAAGCGCGCGCGCATCCATCTCGTCGATGATCTCAAGAATGGCGAGAAGATCCTCCTCCTCGCGGGCGAAAATCTCGACGACTTTCGAGGCGACCTCGACCTCCTCGCGGATGCGCGACTCGCGCTCAATGCGTGCGACCTGCTCGCGCAGCTCATCAAGCGACGCACGGGCGGCCTCGTACTCTGCCACCAGCTCGCCGAGGCGCTGCGCCGATTCTGACTGCGCCTTCTTCAATACGCGCCGCGCTGCCTTGACCTGCTCGGCCACCTCCTCGGTGCGCAGCGACTCCTCGAACCTGGCGCGTTCGTTCGCCCAACCGCGCTTTGAGGTCTTGCCGGGTCCACCGCCCGCCGTAAGTTCTCCGCTTTTCAGCAGCGAAACAGACGCGCCGGTGATGTTGTAGGCGCCAGGCGAAACAGACAGAACCGGGTTGGTGATGTTTAGACTGGCGGAAGATCCGGTCAGGTTGTACGCGCCCGGCGTCGTATCGACCAGCCGGGTTGCGAGCGTCGTCGCCGCGCTGCCGGTGATGTTGTAGGCGCCCGGCGTGGTGTCGAGCGTGTAGGCAACCGCGGCAGATTCTGGGACGATGGTCCGTCGTGGCGTTTTGAAAACCTGCCACGGGTTCTGGTGAAGCGAAAGAATCTCGGCATCGGTAAGCGCACGAGACCACCAGATTAAAAGAGACAGATCAAATTCACTGGGGGCAGTGTTTGTTCCTGTACCCCCTACTCGTCCATAACCGACAATAAGCTCTGGTGAGACATAGGCTCCATACCCAGCAGCCGTCAAAGTTACTGGGGTAGCATCACTAACACCATTTATAAACAAAGAAAGTTGAGTGCTTGTCGCCCTAATCGCGCCAGAAAACGGTGCATCTACAACCAAAGAAGATGTAGAAGTGATTGATCTGTTATTTGTGTCGTAAGCGTTCCCGACAAATTTGCTGGTAGAGCTTATATATAAGGATCTGTCTCTAACCGTGCTTCCTGGGGTTTCCGCCATTGTGGCAATGGCACCGTTACTTGATGTAACGGATCTAGGAACACCAAAAACATAAGCTGTCCAGTCTGTTCGTGCGTTAACCCAACCGCCCGCGTTTGTCGCCAAATATCCAGTTGAGCCCGTCAGGTTGTAAGAAATGCCCGTGGGTTGTCTGACTGGAACCGGCGGCGTTGCGCTGGTTCTAAAAGTATCGTTGTACTTTCCTCTATTTCGTAGAGGGGCAGCGCCAGAAGCGACGTGCTGCACGTCCTTGAGGATCGGGTTGTCAAAGTCGAGCGCCGCCCACGGGGGCGGCTGCACTAACCATTTACCGGGAGGCGGCAGCATCAGACGGTCTGATACAGAATCGGTACGTAATAAAGGTTAGTCCCAGTGCTAACGCACCAGTCTGCGGTCGTCGTCGCTGCGTTAGACGTTACCCAGACAGCCCAATACGGTGGAACAGCTCCACCAAAAATCTGCGCGATTGATGTCGGCGGGAATGTGTATACCGCAGACGCCGTGTTATCAACGGTGATTGCAGATACAAGCCGCATCCCAGAGTCGCGCTGCTCGGTGTCATGCACCGTGGCTGCACCGACAGAGCCCTCGGTGCCGGACGAGAAGATGTCCGGCCATGTGGGCGTATCATTGAATGATGCATAGGCGTAGACGAAGATGTAGCCAGCCTGGCGGTTGGTTGATTCCGTCGTAAACTGTCCGCTGACCAAATAATCAACCGCCAGCGTGCTGGTGTTGTTTACAGAGTTTGAGGTCCAGCCACCTACCCACGTCGCAGACGAGTCCACGTCCTCGATGCCCGTCATCGTCATCGACGTGGAAGTGCCGTATTTAGTCTTGATATCCGCAGCCATTTAGCTCGCCCTCGCCTGCATAACGTCCTGATAGCTAACGTCTCGCCCAATGGCGACAACGGAGCGTGAAAGCAGCGCCGCAGCAAGCCCGTTTGGTTGTCCGTACACCGCGTCGTGCTCGGCTTGAGTGATGACGCCCGCTGCCAGCCAGCCGTCAAACATCGACTCGATGGCGGTCTCTTCTGTGTGAATCAGAGATTCGGAGCCGCTCACGATCAGATCGAGGAACACCTGACAGCTCGCCTGCACGTCCTCTGGCTGCTGACTATCGGTCGCCGCTGCCTGGATGCGCACGCGAGGACCGCCTGCCGCCCAAAGCATCGCAGAGGCTACGGTGATGGCCTTGTAGCCAGCCTCGCTCGGCGTATCGAGCGCGACCGCGATGGCGTATGCGCCGTCGGACGTCTGCGGCTGAGACGACAGCGCTGGATCTGCGACGATCAATGCGTTGATGGCCTGTGCTTCTTGTGGTGTCAGCATGATGTCTTACGCCAACGTAAACATCGCGCCGGGCGATGTAGTGCTAAAGCGCAACGTGAAGGTCTCGCCTGCGCTGACAGAGATGGCCGAGCCATAGTCGAACCAGGCGATAAGCGCATCCGCAGGAGATGTTGAACTGTCGTTGTACAGTACAGCGTAGCGGAACGGGCCGAAACCAGAGCCGGTGCCGGTCCATACGATCTCGGTGCCGCTCACCGTCGTGGTGCCCGACGTTTCGCTGATCGTGATTGTCGTCGTCTCGCCGCCGGTCGTATAGCCGCCGCCGTTTGCGATCTGCGTGATGTCGGTCAGGATGGTGTTAGCCGCCGTTGGCGCGCTGTTCGTGAGCACGACCTTGAACGTATTGGCGTCAAAGTCGTGAACGCCACGCACGAGCTGCTCGGAGAAGTCGTTAAATTTATTCCAGGCGCTTGTTGCCATCAGCCCACCTCAACGCCGACGATGCGGCCTTTCTCGCGCACGATGCGCTTCGGTTTTGAGATTGCCGCAATGGCGGCGTCTGCGTTCTTCTTGTTGGCTTCTACCAACGCCTTGATGGCGGTCTGGATCTCGTTGCTGGCGCTGACGAGCTGTTCGGCAGCGTCCTTGATAAACGTCTCAGCCGCCTTAAGCTCGCGCATCTGTTCGTTCGTTTCGATCACAATCTGCGTTTCTCCCGCTGCTTTTTGAGCCGCGTTGAACTTCATGGCGGTGTCGATGCGCAGGTTCTCGAGCTCGAGCAGCCGCTTCTCGCGTTCGATTTCGTCCTCTTTCTTCTCCATCTCCTGCCCTTCGCCCTCCCCTACCGCCAACATGATCGCAGGCGGGCGCTCGGAGGGCATAGCAGGCGCAGGAGCAGGGGAGGGCGCCACACCTTGCAGCTTGGCAAGCTCCGTCGCCGTCTTGGCCTGCGTCAGCTCGGCGTCGGCGATGGTGTTGAGCACGTCTGCGCGCGCCTTCTCTGCTTTCGCCACCGCTTCCTCGGCTGCGGCTTGCAGGTAGACCGCGTTCGGGTCGGCGGGCTGGCCTTGGCTTGCAATCGCCGCCATCTCCTCAAGCTCGGTCTCGGTCGGCTTGACGACGCCCATGCTCACCAGTCGCTTGCGAAAGAAGTCTCGCGCGTCAACAAGCCCTTCGGCTTCCATATTCATCAGCGACAGCGCCTGAAGTACCTGCTGCGTCTCGGGGTCCGAGGTAACGGTCAGCATACCGGTTAGCGCGCGCACGGCAGCGGCTTTCTTGCTTGCGCTGCTCGGTCCAACATCTGCAACTACATCTAATTTAGCGCGGGACAGGTCGTTATCAAGTTCCAGCCGCCCCGTATCCTCGTCAATGCGCGGCGTCATTAGGACGACCTTACGCACCCGGTTACTGTCGTCGATGCCTTTCATAGCGCGGTCTTCTTCGACGTAGGTCTCTTGCGCCATCGACAGCCAGATTTCGCCTGACCGCTTTACCGCAGTGGCGAAGTTGCTCATATAGATAAAAGTCTGGTTATCCAGCCGCTGCTGGATCATCTCCACGGCTTTGCCAGAAATATTCGAGACGATCTTGTCGCCTTCGTTCTGGTTGCCGAGGATGTCCTGCATGTCCACTTCGGTGAGCTGCAAGAGCGCGGCCATTGCCGGCGGAATCTGCGGGCTGCGCGTGTAGGCGACGGGACCGGCTGCCTGTTGTGTGCCGTCAGGTCCGGTAATCGGGTTGATGAGCAGGTATGGATAGTTCTTGATGTTATCCTCCGCCCACTGGATCTGATGCCCCGCGACCTGCTCCGGCACCATGATCGGCTTTTCGACGCTTGAGAGCGCCGAGATCTCGCCGAGCTTCGAGAGCTGCATGTTTTTGAGCCGCTGCGCGTCCTTCGCCAGGCGTACGTGGCCCATGCAACGCTCGACGTTATCGACGAACCAACGCTTGCCATAGGTCGGCACAATAGGAATGCATGCCCCTGCGATGTAGCCGCAGTCCTCAAGCACGCGGCCGCCGCTCAAGATGTACTTGTGAACGCGCCGCTTCTTTATGCGCCGCTGACGTACCTCGGTCGATCCGATGGCGAGCAGCGTTGCTTCCAGCTCCTCGTCAGCGTCGAAGTCGGCCTGCGTGTAGCGCTCCTCGTTGCCGCCGATGTCACGCCACATGCGCAGCAGCTCGGACACCTCCTCGACGACGTAGTACTCGGCGACGTACACCACGTCCGGCGTATCCCAGTCGAACTCCGTCTGCTGGATCTCTTTTGGCCAGTCGGCTGGAGAGTCGTTGTAGGTGTCCTGATACGCTTTCCTCGTCATGGACGAGATGACGAAGCAGTGCTTGGCGTCCGCCTTGTCCTGGCGCTTGGAGTCGAGGTCGAAGAAGACACTGGAGTCCGCGTCATAGATCGGCTCTATGCGGATGCGCTGGTGCTCGTTCTCCGGATCGTACTCGTCCTCGTAGCACGTCCGCAGCCGCCAGGCGCCGAAGCCGCCGCCGACCGCCTCCTCGAAGGCGTTGTCGTAGGCCTCCATCGCTCCGCTGTCCTGCTCGTCCGCACGGAAAAGCATGTCGCACGTGTCAGCAAGGCGGTCGTTTTCCGT